GAACGACGATCTTGCCCAACCAGTCTGCTCAATATGTGAAGAATCCTTAAACTGCGATCGATCAATGATGCCACCCTTTACGACTAATTTCATATTGCTAGGTTCAAACATTCCGGTGTGCTTGCTAATGACATTAATGTTAGATGTCGTTGGTATCTCTTCCGTGGTATCTGCCACAGCTTCACCTTTGGTTTCCATTTTCCGTACTGTCTTACCGTCTTTGAAAAAGTTTTTCGTGTGTCGCTCAAACCGCTTTCGCGTCAAGTCTACAGTCAACACTTCACCCGACAAAACACCAGTGGAAATATCGTTCAGATAATCTTGATTAGATATCAGCACATGAGAATCTATGATATCCTTCTTTGATTTTGCCTCGCTAGGAACAATGCCCGCATTTTTAACAGCGGACACATATTGCTTAGCATCTGCGGTTTGCACTAAAGACTCAAGCGATGCATATACAAATTCTGACCCACCACCATCAATAAATTTTTCAAAGAACAGATAAGATGCAGACCGCGCATCGGATTTGTTCGGTACACTTCTATTGGCAAAGAAGTTTATGGTTTTGAATGGTGACCAGTTGGGAATAATAACCGGGTCTTCTAAGTTTGTTTTAGAAGAATCTGGAATGTTTAGTTTCTTTGGGCTTTTAAGTGAGCTAAAAGCAGACTTGACATTTTCACTAAATTCTTGATTGTATTGCTTGTTTATCTTTATCTTTTCGTTCTGTATTGCTTCTGGTGAGGCACAGTACAATGTATAGGTTTTTTTAATGGTGTTTTCGTGTATTGTGTCCCCCATTTTATATGCGACTAAAGTTGTTTGGATGGATGACAATTCTTTACCAGTATCGTCGAGTGACGCAAAATCTATGGTGACAACATCTTGTCCAGAAAACGGCAGAACTTCGTCGAGGGGTGTAGTTACAGTAAGAACAATAGTAGCAGATATACAAAAAGAGAACACATCTTCATGTATGGTTATATCCTCAAACACATCTTTAAGATTTATTTCATTCCCCGATGCAGGATTTTTTATACTTAACACATTCAGTTGTATGTTATTGACAAGATTAGCCATTAAGTTCGTATCTCATTCTTAAAGTTTCCTACCGCAATAGGAATAACATCGGGGTCCATAAGAGATACAAATCTCTTGTTGTCATTTTGCTGTCGCTCGTATACATGATTAGTTATAACTGCCGACGATATGGTACTATTTCCTGTATTCATGATATACCCACCGATATAATTAACGTCGCCACGAGGATTATACCACACACCAGTTTCCGCATCTCCGAAATGGTGAACCGCATCTCGTGATGTGTCCACCTTACGCTGCAAGAATGATTCTGTACCTGATGTATCACCAACGACTGTATCATACAGATCAAATGTTCCAAATATAGAATCGACTTCTATTCTAGAAAATGTTGCATCCCATCTATGTACTTGTCCTGTGGGATACATTTCAAATGTTGTGTCGCATCCTAATTGTGTCGTGAGAGGATTCACAAAAGTTGCCTGTCTAGTGGTGGCATTATAGCCAGATATGATTGCGGACTGTCCCGATCCAGTCCCGCCGATAAACGAGACTCTAGCATTTTTGTAGAAATCGTCTACTATTGCCGCACCAGTTGGAAGTTTCATACTTGTCAGTGTACCGCCTGCCACTGTACCAGAATATTCAACATTATTCGATGCATACACATATTCATTAAGCGCATATGCTCCATCAATAGTCGTGTATCCTGCTGCACCAGACGAAGACGATGAAGTGTTTTCCAGCCTATTCATGAAAAACGATTGACCCGGATATTTCACATCGACATAGTTACGAAGAGAATACTCTGAAATCGGAAGATCATAATACGGATCGACTATATCGTTCATCTTCATGACCATCCAGTGAAGGTCCGGCGTATCATACAACCGATTAGATATAAATTCTGGTCGGTCTGTATCTGTGTAGTCGTATCTGATATAGAATGTTACATTGTCTTTTAGTTCTCGCAGAACATCTGCGCCGCGAAGAATATTGGCAAGAGATACCGTAGTACCCGTATTACCAATATCGTATTCTATATTAGGAAAGTATGTAAAATATGGCATTGTGTTTTAATATCCCTGTGTAACATCTTGTCGCGACACGATTTCAATTTCTTCGAATGTCAAGTCCAGAGTCACGCCGGTTGGTTGATAGTCTCTATGGTGTGTCCATGTTCCCTGACTAAGCGGATTATATGTCACATCAACAGATTTTATAACACTGTCTTTGAATTTGTGCATATGCTGTTCGATGTTGTTACTATATTTTATCTTCACAAGGTCTGGATAGAAAAGAAATGCTCCTGTTGCCGGTCCCATTCCAGCACTTGCGGATTCTCTGAACTGTCGAACTATGTTTTCTATGGCTATCGCTTCCGACTGATTAGCAGGAACCATCATAAATTGAAATTGAAACGTTCGGTGCGTCATGTTTCTAAAAATATATTCCATCTTTGGGTTTACCGATGACTGATCTACAGAGCCTACGACATCCTGTGATGATCCGGGGAAAAATCGTCTTCCAGCACCAGACGCTAAATCCCGTGCCCCACCAAGACGATCAACGTTACCCCTTAGAATATCCAATGCATCAGACCCAAATTCTTTTAATATGAGTTCTTGGGGTGTGTAGTCCGCAGATAGGGGGCTTTTTGGTTGGGCGGGAACATACAATTGTATCCGCCCACCTCGTGGTGAATTTGTTTGAGTGTTGATAAATTGGAATTGAATATGTGTGCCACCAAATGACGGTAGATTAGATGGAAATGATAAAGAACCATTACTGCTATCGTTCCCGGTTACTTTATCTCTTGTTTGTCTTGTTTTGCTTCTTGCCATGTGTGTATTTTTTACCTTTTGGACCGTATATGTCATATTCGGTCATGATCTTAAATTCCATACCAGTGCTTTCGCAAAACTCTTGTGCTGCTATCCATTTTGCCTCGTTTACCATGTATTTAGCAGCCTGTTTTGCATATCTTCTGCTGGACGTAGAAGACTTTGTTGCAGGCTTTTTTGGCTCTACTGTTTCTTTTTGTGGTTTGACTTCTATCAGAGATTCTTTGATTGTTCCATCTGGTAGGCGAATGCGTATCCAAAAATCTACAAAGTATCGATGCATTTTACTATCGAGCGGAGAAATATATGGTACGATGACTTCTTCACTCGACCACTTTAGAACATTGGGGTTGTGGTCTAGGTGGTACATCACGTCGCGTTCCCATAGCGATCTGGACACTATCTTTGTGGGGTCGCCATTATATTTTTGCGGATTACTTGGTCTGTATCTGGATTTGTATGCCATGTCTTGTATAAATATCTATATGGGTAAAAAGAATACTGTCTTTGATGATTTAGCTGCCGGTGCATATCGGCTAAGCTATGTTCCGCGAACACTTGAAGCACAACGATATTATCGTCGTAAGGCAGCAGGTCTAAAGGGTATCACGCCGGGAAGGCTCATTAAACAAGCCGACTCCGATATGGTATTTGGAGACATGCCAGCACATAATGATATCATCGGACATATGGTCATGTTTCATTATAGTGCTAAGCACAAGGCTACGCTGCCATATTACGATATGAACCCACTTGTATTTATACTGCGACCAACCAATAATGGCTTCATAGGATTAAATTTTCACTATTTACCTTATAAATGGCGGGCAATTCTTCTCAACCGTCTCTCGGCACTGGCAACAGATCGAGATTATGACACATCAACAAAACTAAGACTCACCTATGGTCTTCTTAACGCAACAGCACGATACGCACCATTCAAGCCTTGCATTAAACAATACCTATCATCGCAAGTTCGAAGCAGATTTCTATGGATTCCCGCGAACGATTGGGAAATAGCGATATTCTTGCCCGTTCAAAGATTCATCGGAGCAAGTCAGAACAAGGTGTGGGCAGACTCTAAGAAACAATTCTAAACATGTTTGAAAAACTACGATCAAGAATATTAAGCACTGGTATTGCTAGAAGCAACAGATTCGAAGTGGTGGTATCGCCGCCGACATCTGGATCACTTGCTTCTACAAATACACTCACCGCATCATGTGAAATATCTGCACTACCGGGGCGGGGATATAGCGTGAACGATCGCCGCATGTACGGACCGCTACAGAAAATACCATATGAAAAGCTATACAACGAAATAACAATGACGTTTAGATGCTCGGCAGATATGAATGAAAAAAGATTTTTCAATGCATGGCTAGACACCATCGCAGATAAGGGTACTCATGCATTCGCATATTATGACGAGTATATCGCACAAAGCATAACAATAAAACAATTTGACGGACAAGACAATCAAACATATGCCGCGTCTCTCATCGAAGCATATCCAACATCGGTTGCCGACCTAAACCTAGACCAGTCGGTGAATGCCGACTACCACAAACTTCAAGTTACGTTTGTGTATAAAGAATTTAACGAATCGTAAACACAACACCCCGCACGGAGTATACTATGCAACTACCATCATTTACAATCCCGCAACACACACTTGTAATCCCATCTACCGGAAAACAAGTCACATACCGACCATATGTCACCAAAGAGGAAAAGGTTCTATTAATAGCCAAAGAATCTGGTGACATACAAACCATTGCAAAATCCCTAAAATCGCTCATCGAACAATGCGTCGATGGCGTAGGCAACGTTGATGATTTGACATCATTCGATTTTGAATATATTTTTCTCAAGCTACGAGCAGTTTCGGTGCAGGAAACCGTAACAGCACGAATAGAATGTGATGTAGAAGGATGTCTTGGTGTCGTTAATGTAGATATTAACATCAACGAGCTAGAGCCTACGCTCCATGAAGGTCACGAGAAAAAAATTGTACTTTCGGAAGCTGATGGCATCGGTGTAGTCATGAAATATCCAACTGTAGGACTGATCACATCACCCCAAATTTCAGAATCAGATGAATCAGAAATAGAAACAACAATAAACATGATTATCGGATGCATCGATCAAATCTTCGACAATGATGCGTCATATCCTGCATCTGAATCTACCCATGAAGAATTGTGTGCGTTTGTTGATTCTCTAAAAGGGTCGATGATTGAAAAGATTGAAGAAAAGTTTTTCAATACAATGCCGTCAATTTCATACAAGTCAACCGCAAAATGTCCTAAGTGTGGAAAAGAACATACGATTTCATTGGAGGGGCTTGACGATTTTTTTTAATAGCGATGTCTCATGATAATCTTTTCAACCATTACGAAATCAATTTCTATATGGCAAAAGAACATAACTTTTCATTAACTGAAATAAATGATATGTACCCATTTGAACGAGACATCTACTTCATATTGATTGAAAACTATATCAAAGAACAACAGAAGCTACAGAACAGCACATGATAGATTCCATTACAAAAAAAATAAATGATAGTCCTACTACAGAAGATCAAACAAAATCTCTACGATCTATCGGCAAGTCTATGAACAAGATTGTATCATATACTAAAGAAATGAAATCTCTCATTGTAGACAACTATGGGCTAAGTGCTAATGAACTTAAGAAAAATACCGAGGAAAACGCTTCATCATCAGACGAAACCACGGGACTTCTAGAAAAAATTCATAACTTTCTTCTGGACAGAAGAAAAGAAACCATAAGAGAAACAACCAAGACAAAGAAATCTAGACCATCTAAAACTGCTAAAGATAGTAATAGCAATGATGATGAAAATAAGTTGAAGTCTCCTAGAAAAGCTGCGTCCAAGCTAAAAGACTTGGTTGCATCTTCTGATATGTTCTCTCCTATCAGTGAACTCAAGTTCACGATGATGCAGATAAAAGACCAGACCATGAGCATCGTGGATATTGGTAAAGATTTGGTAGGCGACATTAAGCGAGTCTTTAGTTTTGGCAAAAAACTGACCGGAATATTCGGGAAAAAGAAAACAAGTACCAGTGAAAAGGTGGTAGACGGTGCTGGTACACTTCTTAAACCATCAAAAGACACCGATCTATCACCAACAGCAGCAGATTTAACACAAGCCGCATTGGGATCGGTAACATCTCGTGGTGGTAAAGATACTGTCATTTCAGAAGAAAAAGATAGAGAACAAGAATTCTTTCAAGAATCTCTTCTTGATCGTCTTAAAAATCTTGGCGGAACTAAAGACACCAAAACAGAAAAGGACGGTAGCGGCGGCGCATTTCCAATTATCATAGGTGGCATCGGAACCCTGATTAAATTGCTAGGCGGATTAAGCGGAGCAATTCTCGGCGGATTATCCACACTAGCAATGGGATTGGGTCTTACTAAAACTGCAACCGTTCTAAGAACCGCATCAACTAAAGTAAAGCCAAAAGGAAAGCCGACACCAACACCAAAAGGAAAGCCGACACCAACACCAAAAGGAAAGCCGACACCAAAAAGCAAATCTGTATTCGAAAGAATTGCAAACAGGGCAGGGAAATTAACACGCGCGGGAATCGATACTACACGAAATGTTGTAACGGGTGCTGCAAAAAAGATTGGTACTGCTAAAAGAGCGGCGGCACCAGTATGGGCAGCAGCAAAAGCTGTGGGCGCAAGGGCAAAACCGCTGGCAAATTCAGCAGGGAGATTATTAACAAAAGCAAAACCAGCAGCAAAACTAATCGGTCGAGCGGCGGCACCAGCGATGGGTGGCGCATCACTTGCGGTCGGCGGATATCGCGGAATCAAATCTGCTGTGGCTGGTGATGATTTTGGTAAAATCTTGGCAAATACGACATCTGGTATCGCACTTACTGGTGATGTCGGGGATTTAGACAAGCGAGTTGACCCAAACGACAACTGGACACGAGAGGGTCTTAAAGGGGTTCGTGATATGGGTCGGGGCGAAGGCTATTTTGGTAAGAACGTCACCGCTAAGGGTCTATTAGGAATTAATAGAGATGTAAGCAACTTGGATAATGTCAAGACATCAGCCAAAGACATGCGAAAACAACACATCATCAATGGATTGGATTTGCCAAAGTGGGTGACACCTAAGATGATTCCTGATAAATGGGCTTCTGGTAAAACTAAAATCACACAAGATATGATTGACAAGCAAGTATCCGAGTGGAAGTCAAACAGAGCAGGTAAAAAAGACAACACGCCTACAGTAGAATCAGACGAGACATTAAAAAGTAAACCGCGACCGTATAATAAACCCAAAACGACTCCATCAAAAACATCTGCGTCTATCAATTCGTTGGAAAACAAGGTGCCTACACCAAGCAATCCTGTTATGAATAATAATACGATCAATAGCAACAATGTAACAACAAACAATGTTGGTGGTAAAGGAAATTCGGACAGAAAAATTGAACCGCGTATGCTAGCAAACGCTCCAATTAGAAATACGGATTCCACGTTTCAAAGATTTAATGATGCGAAAATGATAACCCCA